GTTCGACCCAGATAACAACTATGAAGACCATGAGTATATGCGTCAAGCACTCAAGCGAGACATGGTTGCCATTTGTGACGAGTGTACTGCAATCTATATGATGTCGGAGTGGGAAAAGAGTCGAGGTGCAAAAACAGAATGGCATCTTGCAAAGGCTCTTGGACTTGACATTTATTATGAATCCCCATTACCATCCGAGTTGGAATTGAAACACTGACTCATTAGGGTCAGTAACTCAGTTGGTAGAGTAGCGGTCTTTTAAACCGTTCGTCGCGGGTTCGAGTCCCGCCTGACTCATTTAAGGAATATGAATGTATACTGTGAGTTCAGAACAACATAAGGATCTTGCGGAAAATCTTGTTCGTGTTATGATAATTCAGCATGGGTGGGCAACCACCGATGGATTACCAAGAGATCATCCTTGTGATATAATTTCCCTTCAATCTATAGAGGGAAGTAAAAACCCTCTATACCACCAAGTGAAATGGTTGGGGAATAATAAAAGAATTCCAGTTACCAGCAGAATGCTTCCTAAATCTGAAAGAATTTCAAATGAAGAGGATTACCCTCCACTTGGATCTGTCCGAACTAAATCAGGAAGAGTTTTGTATTGGTATGCTCAGATGGGTATAGATTGGATACATGGTGTTGATAAGCAATTAAATATTTACAGTTACAATGTATCTACATTTGATCTTCATAGACACGGTATAAATATCAAAGAAATTCCTACGGATGAGTTTCCTCGTCATGAAGTACCAACGGCAGCAAATTCTAGGAAAGTACAAGAAAACAAACCTAACCTAACTAACTTTTTATATAAGGAAAATAAAAATGGGTGATTGTGCAAATAGTGATTTAATTTATATTATGAATCCCGGATGTGGATGGTGTAAGAAATCGGATCCAGTAGTCGAAGAATATAAGGAATCTGGAATCTGCATTACAACACTAGATGTTTCAAATGCAGAAGATGGAGCAAAAGCAAAGGAACTAATGGAAACTCACAAGATTCGTTGTGGTACTCCTCTGTTTCTAAACCAGAAGACTGGTGAGAATGTTTGTGGTTTTAGAGGAAAGGATATCCTCGATAAGTGGGTAAATGGCGAACCGATTCCCGCACCAAAGTTGGCTACAAATGGCGCAGGAATGCCACCACAAAGACCACAAAATCAACAAAATCAACAAGATCCTCGTATGATGCAACAGCAAATGATGGCGCAACAACAACAGTCAATGCAACAAATGGCTTTGGAAAATCAGAAGATGCGTTATGACATGTATAAGCATGTTGAAAGCAGAATGAAGAACAAGAAGCCTACTCATGAAGATATTATGAATGGCGTTGAAGAGATTTTCTCTTTTGTCAGAAAACAAGGTTGACAACCACAGAGTAGTAAGGTATACTACTAGTATAACAATCAAGGAACGGATGCAACAAGCGGCAAGCATTCAATCCTTTTCACAATGAAAGCCGCACAATCAGGAGTTTGCAATGAGCAACACAATTTCAAAGAAGCGTCGAGTTATGGATTACCTTGCATCGGGCAAGACCCTCACTCAGTCCGAAGCCCGTAGTCGTTTCGGCGTCGGTAACATGCGAGCAACCATGAGCAACATCAAGTCGCAGGTTGAACAGTACGGTAACTGGAGCGTCAACACCAATGCTTCCCCTACGGGAAAGACTCGCTACGGTATGCAGTTCCACGGTTACAATGATAACCCGTTTGCACAGCGTGTTGGAATCGTCTGATTCGATTCCTTATATTATGCTTCGGATGGGGTTCCGCCCCATCCGAAGAGTTTGAATTGACAATTGAATAATATATGTGCGGACTAATTACCCGTGCATAGGACGGTGACAGAATGTTTTTAGTTACTGAGAATAATGTATGCGATTCCCTATAGTGGGGTGTGAATGCTCAAATGAGTTTAGCAGAGTCTAACTAACTCAAGCGTAGTGCGAGTAGAGAATACCAACTAGGTGACCTCGAAAGTTGTGGGTAAAGTTGATTCCCACCCGTCCATGATTTCCAGAGGGGACTGAAAGAGTAATGCAGATTGCATGAAAATCAGTCCCCTTTTTCATTGCAATGTCATATAAATAGTGTAGAATGTATTCTAACTCAAGGAGAAACAAATGGGATGCGGTAGAGATAATTGTAGTAATAACTGTTACTGTCCTTCAGACGAAATTATTCAGGGGTTAAAAGCAAAGTTGATGTATGAAACTTGTGATTTAAAATGTACTCCGGCAGATCGATGTGCATGTGATCAAGTTTTAGATGGTATCAAGTTGGCGAACGAATGGATTAATTCATTACCCGGAACAGAAAGTTCGTGCGATGGTTGATGGTAATGCAGGAAAAGGTGACAATTACCGAAAGGTAAATCAAGAAAAATGGGATGAAGGTTGAGAACTTGCCTTCGGAAAAAAGAAAAAGAACCGTAATAAAAATCTCATGAAAAACAATGGTGTTTATGACATGACAAACATTCCCTCAAAAGAAAAGGAAAGTGAAAATGGTAAAACTAGTTAGATTGATCAGTGGTGAAGAACTTCTTTGTAAGGTAATAGAATCTGAAGATGATTCATGTGTTAAATTAAAGAATGTTGCAATACTAATTCCAGCAGGAAAAGAGCAACTTGCACTAGCACAATGGATGCCCTATGCAGATTATAGTGATGGTGTTGAACTCAAGAAGGAATCAATTCTATTCACAGTGGACGCTCAGGATGAATTGAAGAACCAATATAACACCAGTTTTGGTAGTGGATTGGTTGTCCCATCATCCGGTGGAATACAGGGTGCTGGTGCCCCCGGACTTAAACTTACAACTTGAGGTGAATAAAAATGGCTAAGAGTGGATATGATCCGAGTGTACAAAATAGAATAAAGATTGGTTCTCCTCGTAAATCTAAGAAGAGAAAGGGAAATGCTCCTGCTCGAACTTCTAGGAGAGGAAACGGAAAACGCTTTAGATAATGTACATGACGGGAACGAAAATTAAAAAACTTACGGATATCGCTCTTCCGTTGTCTCTGGAAATTCCTAGACCGAAAAAGCATGTGTCTATTATTGTTCGTAAGAATGAAATTGTGTCTGTTGGGACGAATAACTTTCGTACACACCCGTTAGCAAAAAAGTATGGTTATCGATTCGATGAGGTGCATTCAGAATTGGATGCACTTCTTCGTTACAAAGGACCGAAGGACAATCTCAAACTTATAAACTATAGATTTAATCGTTTTGGATCTATGAGAATGAGCAAACCTTGTTGTTATTGTCTACCTTGGTGTGGTGTTATATTTGATGATATCTGGTATAGTACCAATGACGGAATAGAAAGACTAAATATAGGTGAAAATAATGTATAAACAAATGGGGTTTCAATTTATGAACGATAAGAATATTTACGAATTAGGCGAATCTGTAGTTAATAGGAATAACCTAAAGACTGGAAAAGTAGTTGACGCAGTGGATACAGACAGCGGAGATACTGAGTCTGTTAAACTTCAATATGAAGATGGATCTATTGAATGGATGTCTACTGATTCTGTTTCCAGAATGTTAATGGAAACCGATCCGAAACCCAATTCGACTCAATTTTTAACCGACTAGTATCCGTAGCCACCACCACCACTGGGTGGTGAACTCGGAGGTGGTGTGCTTGGTGCTGCCGGAGTCGATGTAGATCTAATAGTTGATCCCGAAGACATATTCATTGATGTAGTTGTCGGGGTGGATACTCTGGTGGGGGTTACTGTTCTTGGTTGTACAGGTTCAGTCTGTCGGGCTTCTGCTGTAGAACCAGAGGCTTCTGCTATAGAACCAGAGGATGATGTTCCACTCAAAGACTTCTGAATCTTCAAAGTGAAACCCATACCCGGATGATTACCACAAAAAACATAGAGTGTATCATTTAGTGATCCAACTGTGAATGTGGTAACTGCACTTTGTCCCAGAGTGCCTCTACTAACAACTCCATTATAATGTATTATTCCGTTTCCATGCGTTCCATCCTTTGTTTTGGATATTCTTAAAGGATGTCCTTCGTTGCTGGAATCTTTCTGGACAAATCTATAAACTCTTCCCACTTCTAATATAATTGCGTTTCTTCTTGATCCGTCTATGACGTATTTGTTTTTACCATTTATATTTTCAACGGAAATATTAAAAGTTTTTTCTATGTTGGTTCTTGTGCCCGTAATGTTTGAAACTCGGGTAGTGAATCTGTTTATGTCAGAATTTATTCTATAAATATTATTCACCGCAGATGATGTATTACCAACAGAGACAACTCTAGAAGATGACTGATTAGAATGATCAGCCGATGTAGATATTTCTTGTCCATCAGAATTTATTAATTCAGTTGTTGGAAACATTTCATGTCCATGTGGAGTAGTTTGTAAACCATTAGCAGAAGTAGTTCGAGTTGCTGTTGCTCTAGGATCTGATGTACCTGAGTGATCTGATCTATGACTGGGATCTATAGAATTTATTAATTTAGTTCCTTGTTTTTTATAAACATTTAATTCTAAGATACCATCTGTAGAAGATAAGAAATTTTCCTCTGTTGTTTTATTATCAACAGTGAGTATTTCCTTTCCTTCTCTGTCAACTCTATACTTTATAATTTTAAGTTTTCCGGTATTCTTTACAGATCCCCCAACTTCGATCCAAAGTTCATTATTACTCACAAACATTTCATCCAGTCCTAGAGAATTATGAAAGGATTTTGCAGAATTCTCTCCTAATATATTTTGTATTTCATAAACTGCTTGATTTTTGAATGATATATTTTTTGTTAACTGCGGAACATCTATAAAGTATTTTGCATCATAAGTTTTGTAAGTGGAAACTGCTGATGTCACACTTACTGCTTTTGCAATTATTAAATGATCTTCCAATGAAATGAATTCATAGGTTCCAGACAAATCTGCCGTTTTATAATCATCAAGAGGAGATTGCCAAGAACCATTTGATATGGTAAATTGAGTACCTCTGTTTGTGTTTTTAAACAGAGATATGATTGCGTTTCTATCTTCTATGTTTTTACTGTGACTGTAATCAATCAATACAGTAGAATCACTAGACGAAGGATCGGTAAATGCGATCTGAGGAGTAGATACAATGGGATTGTTGTTTACATATGAATCATCAACAGTATCTAGAAATGATATTTGATGTTTTGAAAATACAGCACTTTGAACAGAGTCAAATTGTAATGCACTTTCTCTAACTTCTTTTCTCGGAGATCTAGACCTCTTAGCATTTTTTCTACTACTGGATTTTGCCATTTTATGAGCCTATGTAGTGAATTCTTTCTTTTTTCCCTCTGATGTAAACTTTACTCAAGTTATCACACTCAATGAATATTGATTCACCGGGTTCGAGTGGATAACCAGCATCTGCGTTTCTGATAAGATCAGAACCACCCACCATAACATCGCTTGTATTTGATGGACTTGACTTGATATTCACTCCACTATATACAGACTTATTTGATGCTAATGGTGCTGCACTGGACGTACTCATCTGAGTTCCTGATATAACAGTATTTGGTCTTATTGTTTCGATCACTTTGACTCTGATATTACCACCTGTTAGATCGCTTCTAATAGAAGTAACTGGAGAAACTTTTGTATTGATCGACTCTAAGGTTTGAATTAGAGGTTTACTGTTTGATTCCAATGAGTTTGTTATATTTGTATCATTGATGCTCACGGTTCCAGTAACGGTTGTGCTTAAGGCACTTGTTGCAGTGACCTCGACTGCACCACTATTGTCACCTCGGATGACGAGAGGCGCACCACCAGACACACCTTGAACTTTCAATGCTCCGTGTGCTGCTTCTGGATCTGCTGTCTTGATATCATTTGTGACACCATGAGTGCTTGAAACATTTATTGTGAGGTTTGCATCTGTATTTGTAATCGCAACCTTAAGTGCATCACCAGAGAATCCTGCCGTTGTTCCATCATGAGTTGCTCTAAGAATAGTATGAACAGCCTTGTTACCATCATACCCATAAACTTTAATAGAATCAGTACCAGCGGCTAATGCCCTACCACCACTGATATCAACAGAACCTGTTACAAGAATACTGTCGGTTGCGTGGTGGGCTCTTCTACCACCAGTTATATTTACCGGAACACCAAATCCACCAGAAGTTCCTTGATCCCATTCCATACTACTGTCACCAGTAGCAGATGCATTACCAGCAGTTGCTCCATTAATAGACATCGTAGATGTGTCGATAAGTCGAACATCACCAGTGATTGCAATTGCTGTTGCTCCCGGAATTCCATAAATTGGACCATGAGTTTGGACAGGTGACGCTCCATTAGTAGAACCTGCAACCACCATTCTTATCATGGTTGATGAATGATCATGATATCCAATATTTCCTACTTCGGCTTGTCCGATACTGATATTACCAGTTACTCCAATGTCGGCAGTTTGTCCATGCACCTTTACTGGAAGTGGTTGAGTTTCGGTTACTCTCTTGGAGAGTGTGCTGTCACCCCATGCTATTTTAGACAGGGGAACGTGTGCATTTGTAAGACCTACATCACCACCGGAGGCAAAATCTGTACCCATTTCGGCAGTATTACCTGATATCTGAATGATAATGTTTGAACCTGTGTCGCCAGCCATATTAGTTCTCCAAAAGACTTAACTTTTAATCGTCAATAATACAATTATATATATGAATAAGGGTTATGCGTGATACAATACTGCTATATTTATAATTGTTAAACCAAGGAGAAATAATAATGATATTCGATGAAAATATTGAAGAAGTGTTTTCCAAGGAAGTGGAAAAATGTGTTCTTAGAAATGGTGGTGATTATATTGATTCCGTACTAGAAGTATGCGAAAAATATAATATGGAACCTCAACTAGCAGCAAAGTTTTTATCTCAGCCTATTATTGAAAAACTGCACATTGAAGGTCAAAAAACAAATATCCTACCAAACAGTGCGAAATTACCTGTTTAGTATTGACTCTTGGTTGGATGATTGTATAATAAAGCAAATAGAAGTAGGGAGTTCCTACTGTATTTTTAGAACACGGGAGTACCGTGAGAAACAAGGAGACATAATATGTCATTTTCAGATTTTAAGAACCGTTCAAAATCAAGCATTCAGGATCTAACAAAGAAGATGGAGTCGATGACGACTTCTAAGGATTCTTACAAGGATGATCGCTTCTGGCGTCCAGAGTTGGACAAGTCCAGTAATGGTTATGCTGTTATTCGATTCCTTCCGGCTGTTGATGGAGAAGATCTTCCGTGGGCGAAGTATTACTCCCACGGTTTCAAGGGTAAGGGTGGTTGGTACATCGAGAAGTCTCGAACCACTCTCGGTGAGAAGGATCCAGTTTCAGAAATGAATACTGAACTTTGGAACAGTGGAATCGAAAGCGATAAGGATATCGCTCGACAGCGTAAGCGTCGATTGCACTACACTTCCAACATTCTTGTGGTGAGTGATCCTGCGAACCCACAGAACGAAGGTAAGATCTTCCTCTACAAGTATGGAAAGAAGATCTTTGATAAGATTCAGGAAGCAATGAACCCTGAGTTTGAAGACGAGAATCCAGTAAATCCATTCGATTTCTGGCAGGGTGCAAACTTCAAGTTGAAGGTACGCAAGGTTGCAGGATTTATCAACTACGATAAGTCTGAGTTTGAGTCAGCATCTGCATTGTTTGATGGTGATGATGAGAAGTTGGAAACACTTTGGAAGACTCAGTATGCTCTTGGTGAGTTTACAGATGCTTCTACATTCAAGACTTACGACGAACTCAAGAAGAGACTTAGTGATGTTCTTGGTTCGGACATTCGTAACAGCGCCCCTTCAGATTCGGTTTCAACCGCAGAGAGTGTTGACTTTACTAAGAAGGAAAGTTCTACTGACTCTCAGCCAACGACTGAATCTGCTACCGAAAGCACAGACGCTCTAAGTTATTTCGAGAAACTTGCTAA